TAGTGCTATAAACGACTGCGCAGGATTTAACTTCTCCTCCGTGTCTATAGTTCTACCTAAAAGTCTGTCATACCATGCCATTTTTTATCCTCTGTTTATCTACCCATCGCTTTTGTTTTGCGGCAGTTGCGAGCTTTGGTCGTTTGCCGTAAATACTGTGTAGCCGCATATGATGGGATTTGCATAGTGTAGCAGCTTCATGATAAATTTCATTTATGTGTTCTGCAATAAAAGTTTCCCGAACATTCATTATTTCGTCGGCTGAATTTATTGTTATTTTATGTGCTTTTAACCAAGTTTCTAATAACTCAGTCATTCCAAAGAAGTGGTGAAACTCCAGTCTCTCTGTATCCCCACAGATGTAGCATTCAGTCTCTTTTTTATAACCTGATTTCGCTTTGTCTCTGACGTACTTGACTAAATCTCTTTTTAAATTCATAATTTCCTATTTATTAAAAATTATACCAAAAATTTACCTTGTTGTCAAGAATAATTTTTTGGTAGGTCTAATGGTTAAAAAGTACTCGCAGTTGTCTCAAAAGTATACAGCGCATATCTAAGCGCATCTGCCATGTGACTTGCCATATTATGCTTAGGGCGTTCTTTCATTAAGTTTGGATTATTGTCCCATTGATACTGGTCAACTGCTTCAAGGGTATGTCGGCATTTTTGATCTACTAGTAGTAAATCGTTGTCTATAATTCCTGCTACGTGTCCTATGCCATCTAACACCGATTTTTTGGCATTTATAGTAGAAATATCATAATTTTGTGCAAAGTCATAGCGAGTTTGTTGTGCCGCTGAATCTATATAAATCCAATCAATATCATATTTAGTGATTCTTTTTCTTATTTCAGCAGCATGCTGTTCAGTGGTTTTTTCAGCATCTAAGTATTCGTCTAGAAGATAGAATTTTTGTTCGTCCCAATGATATCCTATTACACATAAAGCTGTTGGATCTTTATATCCCACATCGAGACCCGCAAATACGTCCATTTTACTAGTATCTAACTGGGAAAGATCTTGGACACAAGTTTCAAAATTAAAGTTCCAAATCTGACCTTCATAAGTATTAAAATCAGCAAGGTACTCTTGAGCAAACTCTGCTGAAGACATTGCTTTCTTAGCTTCTGCTATATCTTCTTCTGATACTCTTGGATTCTCATGGTATGTGGCTCTAATTGCACACCAGTCTTTAAACTCATCACTATATCCTCTATGATAAAAGTCTGCAAACCAATTATTTCTACCTCGAGGAGTAGAAATAAATACTGCTTTACTTAGTTCTTTATCTAGGGTGGGACGTAAGGCTACATTGAAAGCGTCTTTACCGTCTGCCAATGCAGCCTCATCGAATATAATCAAGTCGTATGATCTACCAACGGTAGAATCTACCTGATTAACAGACCCCATTCTAATTGTAGAACCATTAGATAGTTCTATTACTTTGTCTTTTGCGTTATCTCTTACAACCTCTAGATCAAAGTGTTTAATTAGTTGTCTTTGTAAATCAAATGATATCTGAGATAAAGCATAGTTTGGTGACATTGTTAAAATGTGAGAGTTTGGCACGAGTGAAACTAGCTGTCCGATGACATTAGTTATATAAGTTTTTCCCTGCCGTCTAGAAAGAGCGGCACATACAAATCTATACTTTGGGTTGTTAATAGCATTGATTAATGCTACCTGAGCTGAGTTTGGTGTAGTACCTAAAAGGTTTAAGTATTCAGATATAGGCAACTTGATGAAACGTGAAGCTGCATCAAAGTCCATTATACTATCTCGTAGTATATCTTTCCTACTTATATCTAACATTAGTGTATTGTTATATTTTTATTTAAGTTATTTGATAAAATTGATTGAGGAAGTACTCCTTCCTCATTACATACAGTCAGCATATACAAGTACCCAAGACATATCTCTCTAAGTACTGAGTCATTTTGACTAATATCTCCCTGCTGAAGTTTGTTGTTTAGTCTGCTCAAAGTAGTAATACATAAAGCAGCAATTTCATCCAGCCATACACCATTCTCTATATTTGGTTCCATTAATTTTCTGTAACTACAGGCGCGCCTTTGACCTCGGCGTGTGCTGCAAAGATTTGATCATCAGGATTTTTTCTAATTATAGATACTTCTCCAGCTGCTAGTGTAAATGTTGCTAATGTTGTGTCAGCAGAGTTAGCAACAGTAACTAACCTATTGGTAGAACCATCATTTACTAGTCTGACGTCCATAGCATTTAGAAAAGTTGAGGCTGCCCCCACACTTGTTCCACAAGCTGCTTCAGATCCTAAAAATTTTAGTGACATTATTATCTCCTACGTAATTTTTTACGTCTTTGTAAGGACTTGCAGAAGTAGGCTCACAAAAAGCTACTGCTACTATTAGTAGTACTAAAGCTAAGTACCTTACCATTTTACTTTATTCGCCCAATATGCGGCAGACATCTTGCCTTTCGCAATATTTTTAGCGTGTCTTGCTTTGAAACTTCTACGTTTCATTTTCATTCTTCGAGACTCTCCAGCTTTAGGTTTACCCGCTGTCTTAGCTCCTTTCTGTCCAAAACGAATTGTTTTAATTTTACTACCAACTTTTGCCACAACTATATGTGACTTAGTTCTATGATTAGGCGTGCGTTTAGGTTTATTATATCCAGATACTCCAGCTCTTTTAAGTCGAGAATCTTTCTTTCTCCTAGCGCCTCTGCGTTTTGTTGTTCTTCTTCGCATTATCTTCTCCTGCGACGAACTGTTCTTTTTCGTCTGCCTCGCCTGGCAATAGTCTTCACATTAGTTGGTTTTCCGCCTACGCCCTGCTTTTTAGACCTTTTTCTTCGAATAGCTGATTTTATTTGAGCTTTTGTCATTGCTGCAGCTTTTGCTGCTGGAACACACTTGGGGTATCCTTTTCTGCTCTTTTTAGCTTTGCGTCTTCCACATTTATGATAACCGCCACCTTTTTTAGGTCTCCCAAGATCAACCCAACGCTCACCAAACCATTTACCTAATCCTCCTCTAGCCATTATCGTCCAACTTTTTTCATAGCAAGTCTATGAGCCTGAGTAAAAGTTTTACCTTTTCTCATTTGTGCTCTCATAAACTTCATGTGTCTTTTCGTGTGATGACGAGCATGTCTTCGAAGTGTATTTGTTTGTCTCTTGGTTAATTTTTTAGCCACGACGATATCTCCCACCAGCTTTCTTGTACTCTCGTACAAGATAAGCATTAGCGTATGCACTCGGATAAACAGCAAACTTTCTTTTGGTTTTTGCTTTTACTCTTGCATATAGCTTTTTATTAGTGGGTATATTTCGTTTTTTAGTTGAAGCCTTTTTTCTTCTACTAGTTCTTCTCTTTCTTCTAGCAGCCATGATGCTTCATCTTTTTTCGCTTTTTACCGCGCTTTTTCTTTTTACCTTTTTTAGGTTTTCCGTAATGATAAGGCATTATAGTTGCTCCTTAATTAACGTATAAACCCCCCAAATTAATGCAGGCCAAGCTAACATCTCAATAATAGGTGCACCCATTAAAATTAGTACACTACCACCAATAATTGTTATTCCGTCCCACGATGTTCTTTCGGCTAATCTAGCCATTACCCAGTCTTTGACTGCCATTATTTTGTCCATCATAATTTTTCTCCCACAAGTTCTTTGGGCATTTAGCCCTTGATGCTCTAACTTTAAGTGGCATAAAGCACTTGCAGACTTTACACACTTTAATCCTTCTGTCTAGATACTCACAACGCTCACATATTTGTAGTCTTTTTTTATGATTCGTCATCTTTTTTAGGTGATACAGTTACTTTTCTATAATAAACTACCACCTCTTTTAATTCATTTATGTATCTTTTTAACTCTTGCATATTATATGCCATTAATTCATAGTCTGGAACTGACATTGCAAAAAACACTATTTGACCTTGATCCTTTTCTATTCGTGCTAGAAATTCGTCAATATTTTTATCTGAAACTACATACCAATATGGTTCTTTTAGGTCTATCTCCCTGGGCATTATTGGTTGAATAATCTTTCTTTCGATAGATTTAGTTACAACTTTTACTTCTTGCTGTTTTTTAGGGAGCAGGCTGCAACTGGATATCATTATCGAGACTGTCAATATTCCGACTATCTTCTTCAATTCCATTAAACACCTCCTTTGTAGCTTTGTTTGCTCTTGGTTCAATTAGTCCAGGTTTTGCTCTGGCTAAGTTTGTGAGATTGTGTCTTTTAAAGATGTCTAGATATCGATTCATCTCACTCTGTATTTCTGCATTTCTGGCTTGCATTTCTTTTAGTCCTTCACCTTGAAGTTCTAAGTCACCCTGTAGTTGGGCGATAGCTGCGTCCTGCTCTGAATCTCTTAACACATAAGCAGCATTCTCAGCTTTTAAATTCTCATTTTCAATATAGATAAAGTAGCCTAAGCCACCCATAACTAGTATTATTCCTATAAGTAGTTGGTTCATTCCATATCTCTAATTTCTGGTGTGGGGTTATCTAAACACCATTCTAATATTTCAGGATCGCCATATTTCCAAATTTCACAATCCTTCATATCTATCTCTCTTTCACTAGGTGGAACACTTATTGTATAACCTAATGCAGCTAGTATAATATATAGTACTAAAACTGTTTTCATCTCGTTGTAATCCTATAGTTTAATCCATTAGGACTTTGTATTTCTACTTCATCTTTATCGTGAGTTATGAATTTTAAATGTTTTTCTTTTTTGATAAGAAACTTCTTTACAACATACTTTCTATCGTCTGCATCACCCCACTCTTTATTATAACTAACTTCAAGATCCCAACGAGGAGACCACCAATTAACTATATACAACCAAAAGGCTTTAATCTTCTTCTTTAGAAGCGCCATTGATTTTCTTTAAGCCTTTTTCAGCGTCTTTTTTAGTAGCGTAGCCACACTCACTACCTTTCCATTTAAACTTCCAAACGCTTCCTTCTTTCCAGATCTCTCCGTCTTTTGAGGGAGCTGATTTAGTAGCCTCAACTTTCATTTCTTTCGTGCTATATGTGTTTTTTTCAAACATTAATTTCTCCGTTATGCACTATTGTGCATCATTACCATTGTGATAACCACAGAAGCGCCGCCACAGATTACTGCACCTGCAATACCAATCAATATGTTTTCTATTCGCGTAAGGTGGGTTTCTTGCTCTTCCATGCGTTTAAATATGGTTTTCCATCTTTCCTCGCATTGAGCTTCATGAATAGCCAATCTCCGCTCTACCTGATCTATGTTTTCCTTCATTACTTTGCCCTGCAATTGATCTTTGAATTTTGAAATTCATTTATGATAGTATAACAAAATTAAAGATCCTTGTCAAGAACTATTTTCCTAAGGTCATTATTCTTTTGGTACACAATTAAGTTATTACGATATTTTTTAAACTTTGAATATTTTTGGAGAAAACTAAAATTCTGGTCATTCCGCTAACTTGGTAGTTATAAGTTTTTTACAAATAATAATATAAAAATTTTTTTATGATATACATATGTAGTACAAAAATTATTTATGGAGAATATATTTTTATTGGCTCTGACTTCCCTTTTACTAGGATATCTCCTATTTCTGTGAATTGATCAGGAAAAGGGCACTGCTCTACAGTACTACTTGATATTACTACAGGCCATTGTGCATAATCTCCTCTACCAGCTGTAGCTTCTAATCTCGCTGCTAAGTTAACAGCGTCTCCAATTACGGAATAATCGAATCGAGTTTCTGATCCCATGTTTCCTACGATACAAGTACCAGTATTCACACCTGTACCAACGTTGATAGGTGGTAGTTCCAGTCCTTGATCCTTGAATTGTTGATTCAATTCTACTGTTTTTGCTCTTATCTCGATAGCACTTTTGACTGCTAGCTCTGCGTGCTTTGGCTCAGCTAGTGGTGCATTCCAAAATGCCATAATACAGTCGCCCATATACTTATCAATCGTTCCACCATTGTTCAAAATTATCTTGGTCATACTGTCGAGGTATGTGTTTATTAGCTCTACTAACCCTTCTGGGTCGTCATTCTTTTTAAATGCCTCTGAAACTGGAGTAAATCCCATAATGTCAGTAAATAGAAAAGTCATTTCTCTTCTTTCACCGCCTAATTTAAGTAGAGACGGGTCTTTTTGTAGCATTTTTACCATGTCTGGCGATAAATAAGTACCGAACTGCTTTTTAACTTGTCTTCGTAGGAAAAATTGTTCTATAAATGCTCTAAATGTAACTATTGACCAGTATAAAAATGATACTATTGCTATTCCAGACATATCAAGTAGAAAACCTTGAAGAAAATTCCATACAGTTCCTACATATATTATGAAAAGAGAAACTACTAATGCTGGAAGTGAGTAATACACCCGCGTTGCGGTAAGCATTATAACTAGTAGTAAAACTAAAGCTACTCCTATCTCTGCAGTTTCAGCCCAGATAGGTTGTACTGGACTAGTACCATATATAAGATGATGTAATACATTTGCTTGAACTTCGTGTGGGTACATCATACCTTTTGCAGTAGGCACAGGATTTACAACACCCTCTGCAGTTACTCCAAATATAACAAAGTTTGCGCCTTGTATTGGATTTTCTAAGTATTCCTTCGCTGATTGTCTATAAAAGTTAACATTTGAAGTCATCCAAACGCGTGCATTTGCATCAGTCTGTATAGTTGGGTAGTTAGGTATTCGTAACCACTCCACTCCTGCTTCTTGAACTTTGATTTGATAACTTGGATCACCTACTCCAACTCTTAGCATTTCTAAAGAGAAAGATGGATATAACTTTTCTTGTGAACTAACGGCGAGAGGAACGCGTCTTACGACTCCGTCTAGTTCTGGAGCGCTTGTTATTAGTCCTACGCCTTTTGCGGATTCTGCTAGGGCGGGTGTTTGTCGTAAAATTCCTGGGTACTGATATAGCCATGGTATTGGTGATTCTCCTATTTGAGTAGTACCTACATGAGGCCCACCTTCTGTTGCTTGTACTGAAGCTGCATAAGCTAGTACTGTTGGTGTGTACTCCATAACATTCGATAATTCAATATCGTTTTGTTTATTTCTAATATCTGGATCAGGCATGAGTACTGTGATGCCTGGAATTGCATAAGTTTGTGAAATCAACTCTGCATATAAACTTCTTGGTAGTGGATAACCTTGATACTCTTTTACTATTTCCTCATCTAAATCTATAATTAATATATTATCGTTTTGAATCTCTTCTTGTGTTGACATTATCCAGTCAAAAGTTTTAAGTTCTAATACTTTGAAAGGATATGGATTCCAGATTAGCAAAGCCATGGAGGCTAATGCCAGGAGTGGGTTGATTAATTTTTTCATTGCATTAATGAGAACTTCTTTTGTATCCATTTAAATACATAGTATATGGAAAGACCATAGGTAGCAAGAACTGTCATTGATATTCCAACATAAAATAGTTCTGCAGGTGTTAAGAAAAGAACTTCCCATACAAAATTACTTGCAGCTTCTGCATCTCCCATAGGAGCAGTAGAAGGCATTCCGACTTCACTAATAATATCTATCTCATATTCAAGAAGAAAGTTTGACCACTCTTCTTCTGTAAAACATATATTTTCTTCAGGACATTCCATTTAGTTTCCTTGTGTTACCGAAATATTACAACCACCAGTAGTTATGCAATTTTGTGTTAAAGAGTATGATTGTGTAGTGTTTCCTCTTTGAAGTAAGTCTAAGTTTGTTGGTTGTGTTCCTAATAATGATATGGTTGCTGTATGTGCTCCATTGTCTCTTTGATTAGCAAACACATCGTTGCCATCAGAGTTTCTAATTGTAAGAGTTAGTGTTTTATTTCCGTTTTGTGCTTGTCTCACATAAACATCATTATCATCTGTATATATGTTTGCTGTAATAGAGTGTGATATTGTATTTGCGTCCATCTTTTGACTTCCAGTAAATGTATTATTGTCACCATGAATGTCTAGTCTAACAAAGTTTCCACCTGGTTCATTATTATCATAGTTCCATGTAGGAGTTGCACTATCATTAAGAGAATATCCTTGTCCAAACTTAACTGTGTTATTATCACCTAAAATATGAAACTGAAAGTCATTATCATTACAGGTGCTAGTAGAACACTTTTGACGAATGTCCATTTCATTATTCAAACCGTCCAAGTCTCCACCCCAACTGTAACCAGATCCCCAAGCATCAGTATAACCAATGTACATATTGTTTCCTGATTGAAGAAGATCCACTTCATTGTTATTATGATCAAATGAGAATCTTATTAAGTTACTATGACCAACTTGATCTATTGCAAGATTAAAGTTATCACCACCACCTACTTGATCAACATGAATATGATTATCATCAGCAAAAAGATTACCACCAACTAGTAATAGTATAAAAATTATTAAAAATACATATTTCATTAGTTTACCTGTAATATCCTAATATTGATAGCTTCGCCATCTCCAACTGTGATGACACTTTCTCTTTCATCCGTTACAGTATATATCCTAGCATTAGCTTCTATAGGTAACTTGATACTGATAATTCCTTGTACTTGTCTGTAAAACCATATCTGTCCTGATTCGTCAATTATAGTATTATACTGAGTATCTTTGTCTAGCCCTGGTGCTGTTCCTATTATGTCCACTCCTTCGAAAGCAGCAGTGCCTCCACCACCTTTCTTTCTTTGAAGCAAGTCTCCTTCTTCTATAATCGCTAAGAGATCTTGTAGAAAATCGACATCGAGTAAATCTATGTCTAGTTCTGAGAAACTCCAATCCGTGTCTTCCTCCAAGTAGTCTTTCTCTAGTTCATTGAATTCTAAAAAGTCTGCTGTAAGAATATTACTAGAGCTGTTTTCTGTTCTTGTTTCTTCTATTGCTTGTTTAACCTCTTCTGGAGGTGAAACAATAAATAGATTGTCTATTTGAGCAACTGTAACATTATCTACAGTTACTGGTTTTACAGGTGCCGTTGATATAGTTGATACCATAGTAGCTTGAAAAGCTTCAGTCAGAGTAACAGTACCTCCATCATTCGTTACTGTAATCTCTCCTGAGGAATCTCCATTCTCATCAGGAAGTAACATAACAAGTGATCTGCCTAACTCATCTACAGTACTTGTAAAATCTGTTCCACGAATACCAATTTGTGCAGTAGGAGTACTAATACTAATATTGGCTTTGTTCATGTTGCCAAGTTTACCTGAAGTGAATCTAGCTGTTCCCATTGCAAATCTCATAACCATCTTAGATTTGTCAGGGTTTGGATCGTAAATTACTTCATCTATTAGTACTCTGCTGTGTTCTGTTAGTCGAAGGTTTGATTCATCTAAAAACTCAACAGCAAGTCTTCCGTTTCCTGTATTGAGTAAATCATATAGTAGTATTTCTTGATCTACATATGTATCAATCTCTTGCTCATTTCTAGTCAGAGCAGTTAGCCCTGTTTGTTCAATTATATCACCAATAGAATCAGCAAGTACCGTAGTAGATAAACTACTAATCAGTAGTATCTTTCTGATTAATTGTAACAGTCGCATTTTCTGAGTCTATATCTATATTTATCACACCTGAACAAGAGTTAACTCCTGTAGGACAAGTGCCTGATTTTTGTATAATATCTATGTCTGCATCATCACCGTCCCATGCTACAGTAAGAAGTTGGTCTTCATCCATTTGAGTAACGTCTATATCTGCATCATCTCCTTCAAACTCCCAAATCATAGATTGGTTGTCCTCTTTCTGAATTGTCCAAATATTGTTACCGTCACCAGTTATTTCAAACTCCCACTTGACATTATCATAATCAATATCTGTGTTAAATACGTTAGTGCCACCAATAAGTGTTAAATCGTAATTTAAGCTTTCTGCTGTTGCAGCACCACCTAAATCGAAATCCCATGTATTTGAATCACCCGTTACAGTTAAATCTAAGTCTAAACTGTCTGCCGATCCTGTTGCACCCGCAGCCCAGTCAAATATGTTACTACTTCCTGTAAAAACCATGTCTATAGCAGATGAGTCCAAAGTGATTGGTCCAAATAATTGGTTACTATTACCAATTTGATCTAGATTAAAAGTTATAGCTGAACCTGTAATAAGCATATCACTAGCTACTACTCCGCTATTGATAGTTCCTCCAAACTTGTTACCATAACCAACTTGATCAATTGTAAGTGCTAAAGTATCACCTACTTGTTGGATAAATATTTCATTATCTGTAGCTGTTTGCGCTTTTACTGTGCCTGAAAGGAAGGAAGCTATTATCAACCACCCAACCATTAACAGGCCTGTATCATTTGCCCTTTTCTTCACTATTTTCTCCCGACCTTTGAATCGTCCAAAAGCCCCTTGCGTCGCCTTGTTCTATGAGTGCGACCACTGCAGCCTCTATTGCTGCTCGCGTTGCATAAGTAACACTTTCATTCCTTGCAACACCATCTTCATATTCAACAAGTTCTGTATCCATGTCTACAAACTTAAATACATCAAAACCAGTTCCATATGAAAAAATTGTTTTCTTTGCCTGTACATTTAGTAAAACTTCTCCAGTCAATGTACTGACTCCCCTTAAACTTACTGTTACGACATCTCGTCTATACTTGGAAGTTCTTCCAATCCCGAGATATCTTGCACCTCGTCCACCAGATTCTATATTTGAGTC